CTCCGAGTCAATTCGGTACCTCTTATAATCCCGGTCAATTTAATAGTACCTATGCTCCGAGTCAATTCGGTACCTCTTATAATCCCGGTCAATTTAATAGTACCTATGCTCCGAGTCAATTCGGTACCTCTTATAATCCCGGTCAATTTAATAGTACCTATGCTCCGGGACAGTTCAACGCGCAGACGGTTACTAACCCTAACCTGACTAATTATCAGGCAGCGGGGCCGCAGCAGTTCGATCAGTCGGCTGTTCAGCAGTACATGTCTCCGTACATGCAGAACGTCATGGACGTTCAGACCAAGGAGGCACTGCGCAACGCGCAGATTAATAACCTCAAGGGTAACCTTGGGCAGGCGGCTAGCGGCTCCTATGGTGGCAGTGCCTCGGCGCTTATGAATGCGGAAAACAACCGCAACCTACAAACTCAGCTTGATACCATTCAGGCTACTGGCCTTCAGAGTGCGTATGCCAATGCGCAGGATGAGTTCAACAAGCAGAATGCGCTGCAGCAGCAGAATGCATTAGCTAACCTGCAGGCTAACTTGGGCGTTCAGCAGCTTGGCTCCGGTCAGAATATGCAGGCGCAACTTGCTAATCAGGCGTCGGGGCTGCAGGCGCAGCAGTACGGCGAGCAGGCTAAGCAGTTTGGGGCTAACCTCGGTATGCAGGCGCAGCAGTACGGTGAGCAGGCTAAGCAGTTTGGGGCTAACCTCGGGCTTCAAGGTCTGACGCTGGCTAATCAATCTGCCTATAACCTCGGCGCTCTCGGGCAGCAGCAGAACGCGACTAATCTCGCTAACCTCAACGCTCAGACGCAGGCGGGTGCACAGCAGCAGGCGCAGATTCAGCAGATTCGCAATCAGCAGTACCTTAACTTTGCGCAGCAGCGCGACTATCCGATGCAGATGCTTAGCTACTATAGCGGTCTCTTGCATGGGTTGCCGGTCACGCCTAACACTGTGTCTACATCGTATATGGCGGCTCCATCGAGTCTTTCGCAGCTTACTGGTGCTGGGTTAGGGGCGGCTAGTATCGCTAAGCTTACGGGGCCTTAATCCATGGAAAATAAGCCGTTCTCGATCCAGTCCCCCGAAAACATTGCCATGCAGTATGGCGGTGATAAGCAGAAAATTGCGCAGGCCATGCAGGTGGGGATTGTTGACCCTACGGCTGGTATCCTCGCGGGTATGTTCATTGACCGCATGCGTAGCGCAGCGCAGGTGGAACAGGCACCTCATGCCTCGGTAGCCCAGCAGGTTATGGCTCCGCCGCCTCCGCCTCAGGCGGCTGGCCTCGCGGCTGCCGCACACCCCATGCCCCAAGCACCGCAGGGTGCGCCGGTACCGCCTACTGGGCTCGCTCCCGCTCCGCATCCCATGCCTCAGGCTCCCACTGCCCCTAGGTTTGCAGATGGCGGCGTTGCTAGCCTGCCCATCCCTAACTCCATGTTTGACGAACCCACTAACGGCGGGTTCAACGACGGCTACGCTGGCGGCGGCATCGTTGCTTTTGCAAGCGCTGGGGAAGTTCGTGGGGATACAGGTCCGGGTACTCCTAGCGTCGTAGACCCTGTTGTTGCTCAGATGATCCAGCAGATTTGGAACAATGAAAACGGCGGATTGGGCAACTTTAACAAGTCTGGTAAGCCCCTTACTTCACCTAAGGGCGCGCTGTTTGGTATGCAGGTTATGCCGTCTACCGCAGCTAATCCGGGTTTCGGGGTGATGCCTGCCCGCAATAAGACTCCCGAAGAGTATAACCGCGTAGGCCGAGACTTGGCTCAAGCGATGTATAAAAAGTACGGTAATGTTGCCGACGCTATGGGCGCGTATAACTGGGGTACTGGTAACTTCGATAAGTGGGTTGCAGCGGGACGCCCCGCTAATGCCCTACCCCAAGAAACCCAGAATTACATGGCTAATGCGCCCGTCACTACCCCAGCAGATGGTGCGACTACGGCAGCGCAGTATGCATCAGCCGCTGCTACACCAGTTATTAACACGATGATGCAGGGTGCCCAAGCGGGTCTTAATGTTGCCCCTAAGATTGCGCCTAATCTCCCTATAGACCCAGCCCAGATTGCAAAGGGTATAGGGGCAAGTGGTCTTAGCTTCGCAGATGCGCGTAATGCAATTATCTCGAATACTCCAATCAGTCAGGATTGGCAGAACAAGATGATGGCGGAATACGCGCGGCAGCAATCCCCCGAGTACCAGAAGCAGCAGAAGCAGCAGGCACTTTGGTCCACTCTTGCGGATGTCGGGGCTACACTGGCTAACACTCCGGGGGGCTTCATGCGTGGCCTCGCTGCCGCATTGGGTAAGGGCGGTCAGGATGCAGCACAGGCTCGTAAGGACCTGCAGACGCAGCAGCTTGCTGCTATGCAGAATGCTGTGGCCCTAGAAAACGCACGGAATACGCAGCAGTTGGGTATTAGTGACGCTGCGTCTAGAGCCTACGACGCTGATGCGCGCCTCGCCATGGGGCTAAATGATCCGGAGTACCGCCGTGCCACGGAACAGGCTCAAATACAGGCTAATCTTGCTGCGGCAGGGGCTGGGCATGCTGTCCAAGGGGCTACTACGCTCGCTGGCACTCAGGCGCACGAGGACGCCGAAACCCGACGCGCTAAAACCCAGACGGATGCACTTGCCCAAAAAAATCAGACTACGCTTATGCAGGCCAGAGCGCGGGCACAGGCTATTGCAGCAAAAGCTACGCCTCCGCTAATGGGTAAGCCTATGACTGCTGATGAACTTATTAAGTGGCGCAATGCCTATGCTGAACAACTTACTCAGCATATTGTTAACGGCGGTAGCGAAACTGATCTCCCTACACCTAATGGTGTCGGGCCGTTAACTGCTGGTACTACACCTACACCTAGCGGAGATACGGCTGGCTGGGGTCAAGCGCAGGTACACTAAAAACTAGGGTTAAGCGATGCCGACATACACGATCACTGCGCCCAACGGACTTACATATAGTATTACTGGTCCCGCAGGGGCTAGCCAGCAAGATGTAATTAATCAGGTGCTTGCCCAGCATCCCGATGCTGGTACGCCGCGCCAGAAAAACTTTGTAGAGCAGATACCGCTTGTTGGCGGTTTAGTGAACTATGCTGTTGATCCCGGACTGACCGCAGGTAGCGCACTTGCCGGTGCTGTTGGTTCGTCCCTCACGGGCTTATTTGGGGCCAACAATACTGCGTCTAATCTAGCAAATGAGGCTGCATCCGGGCTTTCCAGTCTAAGGTCTTCTACGGCGCGAGCTAATGCAGATAGACAGGCCGCTATTCTGCAGCAGGGGGCGAAGCAGGGCGTACTCGGGGGTATTACTTCCGCAGCGCGGGCTGCTACCATTGATCCTCTAGATACCGCTGCGAATGTAATCGGCGAGCTGCTGCCGTATGCTGCTGCTGAAGTTTTTACTGAAGGTGCGGCTACTCCAGTGGTTATGGGCGCACTTGGTGCTACCTCGGGCGCGGGTGATATCAAAAGCCGTATTTACGATGCTACCAAGGAAGAGTTCCTTAAGCACGGTGCGTCTAAGGAAGACGCAGAAGCAGCAGCCCAAAAGGCACAAGCCTATGGCGGCTCTAACACCGGTATGATTGCGCTAGGCGGCGTTATCGGTGGTGTCGCTGCTAATATGGGTCTGGCTAAGGGCGTAAGCGAAGCAATAGCCAGCCGGGTAGCGACTAGAGCCCTTACCGACGAAGCAGCGGAAAGCTTTGGTAGGGCTGCCATCAAAGGTGCGGCGGAAGCCGGTGGTCTCGGTGCCCTGCAAGCAGGTCAGGCCCGCGTAGCGCAGAACATAGCGTTGCAAAATGCCGGGTCTAATACTCCTACCTTTGAGGGTGTTGCGCAGGAAGCTACTTCGGCGGCTATTCCCGGTGCTATTCTCGGCGGCGCGCTAGGCGGATTTGGTCGTAACCGTGGCGTGGAACCGGCTGGTGAAGCTGGCGAAGCCGGTAAGAAGCCGAGTACACCCCCTACGCCGCCCAGCGATAACGCTGCCACAGAGCGGGCGTTTAACCAGCAAGTAGAAGCGTTTATGCGCGATAGCGCAGAGCGCGGCGAACCGATTGATTTGCATACAGCGATGAAGACCGTAGGCCGGTCGTTTGTCGAACCTACAGAGTCCGTAGAACCTACGCGTGAGCAGGCTGCTCCTTTGGTGGACGAGCATGCACGCCTTACTAGTCTTCTTCAGGACCCCCAAGCAATGGGTGCGTTCGCCAAGCAGATTGGGGATACGCCAGAGACGGCAACTAGTTTCGTCCGCAACCGCCTGCAGGATATTAGCAATGCACTCGGTGTCGATACACCGGAGATGGTGCAGATCGCTAACCAGTTGGAGAAGCTGAAGACTCAGCGTGATAACGCACGCCAAGCGCTGAATGATCCCGAGTATATGGCCGATCAAGTTGCCAGCGGGGCACACCCCGACGATGTGGCGGCGGGGCTTAACAAGTATATCGACAATATCAATACGGAGATCGAAAAGCTTAACCCGCCCGTAGAGGATACAAATGCTCCGCAGCTTAAGTATATGGCTGGTCGGCGTGCTAAGGATACTCTGACTCCATCGTTGTTTGGCGAAGAAGAAGCTCCTAAGGTAGAGCAGGGTCAGCTCGACAAGCGCGAGCAGTTTGAGCAGGCAAAGCTCGAAACGAGTCGGGAAGAGCGCGTAGCCGCACAAGAAGAGGCCGCGCAGCAGGCAACAAAGAAGGGCCAAGAGCGCGCGGAGCAGCTAGAGCAACAGACGCGCGATACCCTTGACAAGCTTGAGTCCAAATTGCGTGCGGAGCATCCGGATAATAGCAACTACCAGATTGTCTATAACAAGGACCAGACGTTCCCGTTCAAGCTTATGGGCTCGGACGGCGTACTGCGTTTTGAGTCACGTAACCTCGATGACTTCCAGAACCGTATCTACGAGGGCATGAAGCCCGATGCCGAAGAGCCGCTGACTCCGTATATTGAGACCCCTAGCGGTGGGCGCGTAGAGAAAACGCCGTCTCCCTATAACGAAGAAATCCAGCAGCTTACGTCGGATATCGACGAGCATGTAGGTACGAACATAACCCCGAATGAACGGGCTGAACTGCTTGGCATGCTCAAGTCGGATGCTGCCATCACTGGTAACCGTAAGGGAACCTATAAGGGTCTTGAGCAGAAGTACCGCGAAGCGGAAAGCGCGCTGCGCAACGCTAAAAGTGAAGCAGACCGTAAAGCAGCGCAAGCCGAGCTTGTGGAAGCGGCGAATAACCTTCGTAGTGCTACGCGTAGCAGGATTACGGACCCCATCCGTGCGCGCCTGCAAGAGATCATTGAAAACCGTCAGGACGAGCAGTTCGGTGCTAAGCAGCGTGGCGAAGCCGCCAAGGTGCAAGAACGCCTCGGCCAGATGGAAGGTGCTGGCACCGCAGCCGAAGAGCGCGAACAGCGCGAAGCGGCCATCGACCTCAGGGAGTCTATCCCACAGAAGTACCGTGCGGGCGAGAAGGAAGCTGGCGGCATCAAAGCGGATGAAGCTCAAAAGGTGGTGGCCGACATCACCAAAGGCTGGAGGAGCGATGCCAAGGTAAACGTCGTCCAGTCGGTAGCTGACCTACCCCCGGATGTTCAGCGTGCTATCGAGCGAGACGGCCAGCAGGACGCACTGGGTATTATCACTCCGGATGGCACCGTCCACCTTACCGCCGACAACATGCACTCCTTGGAAGATGCTAAGGCTGCGCTATTCCACGAGACGCTGGGCCATCTCGGCCTAGAAAAGTTATTCAGAGACAATCTGGATAACGCGTTAGAGGCGATGTATCGCGGTAACAAAAAGCTTAGGGAAGATACTGACGCTTGGCGCGAGCAGAACTCCGACGCCTACAAGGATGATGCTAACCCCCTAGCCCGTGCCGTAGAAGAAGTCCTCGCTGGTCGGTCGGAAGCTGGCAGGATTGAGGCTTCGCTGCTTACCCGCATCGCGGGAGTTATCAAAAACTTTGCCCGCCGTATGGGCTTTAAGCTTGATATGTCGGATAGCGAGATCAACGCTATCCTGTCTGCGGCCCACGACCGAGTGGTAAACGGCGAAAATGAAAGCGCCTTCGTCAAGGGCCTGCGGTATATGGCAGCAAAGCGCCCCGCAGATATCGGCCTGAACGAAAAGAATGCCGAAGAGAAGATTGCTAAAAGTCAGAACCCGCGTGAAATAGCCGGGGGGGTGACCACTCTTGTCAAGGCATCGCATGATCCCGATGGATTTAAGCGAGTATTTAACGCGCGTTATAACACGCTTAGCAAGAAAGCTATCCGGCTTGTCTCGACTGCGCTCGACTCTAATACCCTAGTCTGGCTGGTTAGGGATCGTATTCCGGCTCTCGGCAATATCAAAGATAAACTGGACGCGATGCGCTCGACTATCTTTGGCTACACCAAGGATATTAACGCTACGCATCGCGAATGGGAGTATTACAACCGGAAAAACCCGGAAGGGGGCGAAGCCCTTGCCAACCTTATCCATTACTCGCGTCTTACTCAGGTAGACACTTCTCTGCACCCCAACGCCGCAGAGTATATCAAGAACGATCCGTGGGTTAATTCTCCTGCCGTTACGGACAAATCAGGCCGTATCGCCAATATTCAGTATGCGTATAAGCTGCGCAGCGAGATGGAGGCGGCGGAAAACAGCAAAGGTGCTGGGCTTGACCTCTATAAGCGTGCCCGAGACGACTACGCACGTATGTTCGACAAAGAACGGCAACTGCTGCTCCAGAAGATCAACGCGTATGTCACTGACCCCGCAGAGAAGATTGCCCGTACCAAGGCAGTGAATGACTTTTTTGCGGAGACTAAGCAGCCGGTTATCTACTTCCCGCTTGGCCGCTTTGGTAAGTACCAGATGCGTGTTGGGTCTGAAGTACAGCACTTTGAGTCTGAGTTTAACCGCGATTTAGCAGTTGAACAGGAAAAGGCTAAGCAGGCAAATAGCAAGAAGCCTAAGCAGGTTACCGCTGTAGACTTAAGCGATGATCCGCTTAATCAGGGTGCCATGACTGGGAGGGAAGGTGCGTCAGCGGCGTACACTAACGTCCTTAAACTGCTGGAGTCTAATAAAGCTTCGAGCGTTGACGACTTAAAGGATCAGTTACGCCAGTTACACGCGGACAATCTCGGCTCGTTTAACCCTCGCAAGCGTATGATCCATTCTGAAAACCGTGCTGGTTTTACCGCCGACGCGGCGCGCGTGTACGTTAGCCACATGACGAGTAGTGCTTATCGGCTCGCCCGTATGGAGCATGCAGATCAAGTGCGTGGGGCTATCGGGTCTGCCTACGCTTCGCTGGCGGGTAATCCGGATAGAGGGAAGCTTTCTATCTACGTAGACGGGCTGGCGAGGCAGATTGCATTTGAGTTGGCCCCGAGCAGCCGCCGTAATATCGGGGGTATCGACTGGAATAAGTGGGCTAGCATCGGCACCAAGGCCACGTATATGTGGTTCCTGTCAAGTCCGAAGGCTTGGCTCATGCACCCGACGCAGCTTGTAGTCTACGGTACTCCTGAACTAGCTAAGCGTTACGGAGTCGCTGCCACTACGGCTATGATGGGTAAGTACGCGAAGATCATCTTTAGCGGGCGCGGCCTTGGGTTCGACCGTGTGGACCGGGATGGGCAGCTTGTTCGCGTGTGGGATGATGGGCCGTCGTTTGCCCAAGGCCAATACTTCGCTGGACTGAAGGACGCGAACCTTAAGGACGCGTTGTCCTATTCATATGACGTTGCGGAGTCCAGAGGCACACTGAATAACACCCTTGTGCGCGGGCTGATGGACAAGTCCAGCAAGTCAAGCGAACTCTACGCCAACAAGGGTCCGGCTATGTGGCTGCCTAATGCAACCAAGGCAGTCTTCGACTTCATGAGCGAGGGCTTCCACCAGTCTGACCGCATTGCGCGCCAGATCATGCTGGCCTCGGCTACTGAGCTTGCCTACAAGAAGGCAATCGGCGAAGGGCTGTCGCACACTGATGCCCGCGAGCGTGCAGCTAAGGAAGCTAACGAAGCTACGCTTAACGCGATGTTTGACTATTCGCAGTTCAACCGTCCTGCTGTGCTTAAGAACCCCTTGGGTCGTCTCGTCGGGCAATTCCAGACCTACACAATCAACTCGACCACCTACATGATGCGGAATTTCCGTGACATGTTTAAGCGCATAGCGCCGCAGGACCGTCCCGGTGCCGCTAAGGCGTTCTTGGGTACAATGCTCATGTCGTTCATGTTTGCGGGTACCACGGGTAGTCTGGGGTATGGTGTCGGTGCTGGTATGGCGCAGGCATGGCTCGATGAGTTCTATCCGGACAGGCCCCCCGAGATGCGTGATGTAAACCTATGGTTCCGTACGCATTTTATCCCTGAGCATTTCGGCGGGCAGGGGTCAACGCTTGCTCGCGCTATCGAGATGGGGCCTGCCTCTGCGCTCACTAATATGAACCTGCAGGAGGCAGCGAGCTTGCCCGGTGCGTGGCTATACGGCGGTGCAGAGTCCAAGACTGACCGTGATTGGCTAGATAACACCCTGCTAGATGCGTTTGGCCCCGCTGTCGGTCTGGCTCGCAGCACGGCACAGGCGTTCGATGACTTTAATCGCGGCGATGTAGCGCGCGGCCTTGAGACCATGAGCCCCGCTCTGATTAAAAACGCCCTTAAGGCGGAGCGCTATGCAACTGAAGGTAACGTAAACCCTTACTCGCAGGGTGTTATCCGCGACGCTGCAGACTTCGGCGCTGGCAGGCTGCTATGGCAAGCGTTTGGTGGCACGGCCACGGACGATGCCCAGCTTGAAAAACATGTAATGCTCGCCAACAACGAGATTAAGCGCATGGAAAACCAGAAAAAAGCGGCTACCGAGCCCTTTGTCCTCGCGTATATGAAGTACCAAGCCAACCCTACGGATGCCGGTTACGAAGAGTATGTACGTCGCCTTGCGGCCATACATAAATATAACGAGCGTAATGCCAGCAACCCGACTATGCAGATTACCGAAGAATCTCTGCAAAGCAGCTTAAACAACAAGCTCAAGAACAAGGAGCTTTCGACCAGCATGCACGGTATGTCGGTCACGACCAAGAACGCCCCGCTGGCGGCGCAGCTACTCAACGAGAACCAATAAAAAACCCCCGGCGAATTAACGCCGGGGGCAGAGGTCCAACCATGGAAGGAGCAAACTTCCGTGTCCCTCATATCACACGCGCCAGATTCGTAAACCACGTATGCCTTCGACGATGACGACTTTCGTGATTATATTCATCCGTAGTCGTCTAGTAACGTCTAGCACCGTCCGCTTAGCGCGCACTGGGTCGAGGCAGGGTATGAACACCGACCTGCCCCTCTTGAACTGTCTCCAGTCTATCTCGTAATTAACGTTCTCCACTTGCATCTTCGGCCTCGGCAAACCCGCTCATATCAATGAAATCCGGGTTGCTAGCATCGAGGATATGGCACGAAACACCCGGTACATTGACGGGGAGGCCCTTGCCAATACGCTTATTGGTTGTGTCGATCAGGAGCCCCTTCTGCTTCAGGGACTCGATAGTTTCCTTGTAGCTGATCTGATGGCGAACGCAGTCTGCCTTGAACGCATTGGCAACGAGGAACAACCGCTTAGTATCTGGCTCGTACCGGATAAGAAGCTCACCCTTCGGTTCCCGCTTCGGGAACTGCGGTTCCTTGCTGCGGCGATCTACCCCGTCGTCCACGACGAGAATATTCTGGATATGCCGGTTGATGTAGTCACCCACAACCTGCACCGTATCGTTGACTGGCGCTTTAACATCGTTACGGGAGTCGGCGATTAGTGTAGTGGCATATTCGTAAACATTCTTCATGTTCCAGTCGAGCAGACCAATGCGCTTGGCGATGAGGCCCCCGGCGAGGTTAGCTGCGAGCAGTGCCGACCAGAAGCGCTCGCGTGAGGTAAGCTGCAACTCTCGGTCGATCTTAGCCTGCAGGCTGAGTAGGGCGTCTTTAGCTTCTTCAAGGTTGTTGATGAGCCACCGGGCATAGATCGGCCCAGCATGCCCGTAGTTGTTGAGTAGCTGGTGGTCGAACATCGCCTTGGCGAGTTCCGCGTCAATGATCTTAGACGGGCTAATCTTATACTCGATAAGCCGCATCATCTCGCCATCCGGGGACTTCTTGAGCGTAGTTAGCTTCTCGTAGAAAGACGCGTTTGACGAGCAGAGTGCGATTGTCTGCCATGTCGTGTTATTCGCGCGAAGCTCGTTGCTTGATGCCTTAACGCGGTCTTTACCGCGACCCTGCGAGATGCCGTAGATGAGGGTAGAGAACTCCTCCGCCTTCATGTTAGTCATTTCGTCCACGGTGAGCGGCAGGTTGTTCATCACACCCAGACGCATGATTTTCGCATTGAGCGTATCGTCCTTGGTGGCGCAGAGACGCGCCGGGTTGCCCCACACTGAGTTGCACATGTGCAGGATCGTCGTCTTACCCGTACCAGACGTAGGGTGGATGATATTGATGAGCGCGCCGCTTTGCCCAAGGAACCGCAGCAGAGGCGCACCGAAGGCGGTCAGCGCCGCAAAGGCATTGGGCTCAAGACCCGCTCTGCCATAGAGGTTGAACACTTCCTTCCACTTATCGAAGTCGCCCACTGGGCCAAGCTGGGCAGCAATGTTCTTGGTAATGGTAGAAGGCGGGCTATGGAAGTCTCCGTCCTTGTTGTATTCTACGTCACCAACGATGAACTTGCTTTCGTTATCGGCCCATCCGAACTGCATTCTCATATGCTCTGCCTTGTGTGTGTTTTGGATATACTTGACTGACATCTGTATGTAGTCAACGATGAGTTTGAAGTTAGTCTTGTTAGCTACTACACCCCGACTAGCCAGCACTTTGCGTATCTCGGCGTCGTCGTAGAGCTTACCAGCCGATAGGAAAAATTTACGCAAGCCGTCTGTTGGCATATGCAGGTGGATTAGAATTACATCTCCGTCTTCCGGGTCCCATAGGCGCTTAACCACATACAAGTCGTTCTCGTATACGTAGATAGGGTCCGACTCTTCGTTAGCTGCGGGGCGGCGGTATATTCCGCCGTTCTTGCCCCGGTAGTATGGGTCCGGGTAGGACGGCACAACGAAGGTCTCAACTTCCCCGTCAGCGGCCTCGGTGATGATAACGCTGTCGTCTTCCGTGGCTTCCGGAACTACGATGCCGAGCCTCTTGGGGCTGCTAATCCGGCCCTTGTGTGGGCAGTCCGCGCACCCTTCTGGGTTGGCCTCTTCAAACTTGATACACCCCGTGGCGAAGCTGAGCCCCGCCGCCTTCTGCTCCGTCAATGCCGGGTCGTACTCGGAGTGCCCGTCAGACACAGTATGGATAGCGGTCTCGCGGTCCTTGCAGGCCGAAGCCACAGTCAGCGCACGGAACCAGCTATCGTAGTCAGCGCTCTCCTTGTTCTCGTAGTAAAGCTTTAGCTGGTTACAGCCGGTGCCGTCTAAGCTACGCTTAAGGATACGCTCGAAGTGGTACTCGTTATTATCCTCCGCCTTCTTCTGGAGGTACGACATCTCGCGGCGTTTGGGTGTGCCGAAGAGCCGGGATAGCTCATCGTCTTCTACCCCCAGTATCCGCTTAAACTCCGCTACGGGAGTGGCGGGCGCCCCTTGGTTAACCACTGTAACCTTAAGCGGCTCCTCACCCTTGAAATTGTAGGTGCCGGGAATGCGCAAGACCCGCGCTGCCTCAAAGCACGCTGGGTCCGCATAAAGCTTGTGGATATTGCATAGCTGCTTAAGCCGGGAGCAAATCGGCTCCCACTCGGCGATAGAGATCGCCTCGACTAGCGGCCAGTACGCGTGTATACCGCGCCCGGAGTCCACCAGTACCGGCCTAGGCAGTCCGATATGCTTGAAGAACTTATGCAGCGCCTCCGCGCCTTCCATCTGGTCCGCGTACGGCTTGTTCTCGCCGCAATCCAAGTCGAGCCAGAATGACTTGAGGGATTTGACATTATCCTTGGTGCGCCCCTTATCGGTGGCAAACTTAGCTACCCCGAAGAACGCGTTGCGCCCCTGAGACACAAACATCTCTGCCAGAGCTTCGACCTCCTCACGCGAGGCAACTAGCACCTGCTTTGGCGGGTGCCCGTCCTTTAACCCGACAACGGCGAACCAGCCATCGTTGGGTTGCACTGCAGTAAGGAGGTCGAAGTCTGTCATGGGCACAACTCGTCGGGCGCGCAGCGCCAGTGATGGGCGGGTTTAGGGTAGTTCGAGGATCAAGACAGAGCGGTAATATATATCTCGACCTGCGAGGCGATATTGCTACCCGGCTCCCCGTTGCCCCTGAACCAGTTGTAGACTGTCTGCCGGGTTACCCCAAACCGCTTAGCTACGACTGCTACAGGGACACTATGCTTAATACATAACCTACCAAGACGTACGCCTAGCCTCCGACCATCGGCGGTACTGTTCTGTTCGACGAGGTTGAGACTATACCCTTGGGCCATACTTAGTCCTCATCGCCCCACTGGTTAAGGTACTCAGTGAGCTTAGCCTTCGGGGCGGGGGCCTCTTCAGACTTCTTGCTTGCTCGCTTCGTGGGTGTCGAAGCGACCGGGGGAGTTTCTTCCTCCTCATCCTCAAACACCGGAGCGACCTTGGCGACTGGCTTAGCGACCGGCTTCTCGGCAGTGCTGCCTTCCGCACTCACGTTAAGCTGAATATACCGCTGGGTATCCGGGTCGGCCTGTGCTGCATCCACCAAGTCGGCTTCTTCTTGCGTCAGGTGGCGCACCGCGCGGAACTTCAGGGTCATGGTATCCGCATCAAGGTCGTACATAACCTTGGTAACTACGGTATCCAGCCCCTCGCCGTTAGCACGGAGGTAGTTCTTGTAGCTCTCGAACGGATGCACCGCACCAACACCCTTGCCGAACAGCGACTTTGCCGGGATGTTAAGCTGATACACTTCACCCGTGTGGTCACCTTCGGCGATCACTGCGATACGGCGCTGGAAACGGCAAGCTTTGCCACTGCCACGATTGCCCGACCCGGCTACGTTCTGTGGGCACGTTGCGCACGTTTCACCCTGCGGGTCCTTAGCCTTGGGGTCAGGCTTGTCGCCGAGATTAGACCAGCAATCAGGCATGGTCGGCTTAGCGTTAGGATCGTACTCACCTGCATAGAACGTACGTGATACGTCCTTAAGGAAGTCAACGACGATCACATTGAGCATGTGGGGGATAGCCTTGCCGATCTGCTCCCCGTTAACGATGCGCTTGAACGTACCGTTAGTGTTGAGGCCGATACGACGGATGCCACCTCCACTGCCCATCTTATCGGTGAGCTTAGAGGTACGCTGCACCGTGGGGAGAGAAGTAGTCTCTTCAAAAATAGCAATATTGCTCATGGCTGGTTAGTTTCCCTTGAGGAAGTTGTAGAACTCTTCTGCGATATCGACGGTTTCGCTAGAAGAAAAATCACCCGAGTCTTCACTAGTAGTCCAAGCCACTGCGCTACTAAGCGCGGTTTCACGCAGGCTGCGTTCGATCCACGAGAGGTCTTCTAGCGCGGTGCTGAGCTTGGGGGTATCATGGCAAACTTCTTCGGTATTGGATTTAATCTCCGCTTCGCTTTCGGCAATTACATCTTCAGCGGCGGAAATAACTGCGTTGGCTGCGTCAATAACGGTCTTCATGTCTTCAATAACTTCTTGTGCGGCACTACCGTACATAACTGCTCCTACTTACTCGTTGGTTTACGGACTTGGATTACAAACTTGCGGTCTGCCTGAAGTCCTACAGGCAAAAGGTCTTTGTTCTCTTCGAGGAACTGCTTCATGTTGCCGTTGTGGAGGCGCTGCTCCAGCAGGAACGGTACGTTATGCTCACGGATGAACTCGTACATGGACTCCCAATCGCTTGTCCAGTAGCGTGTGTTTACTCGTCGCGTGATAGTTCCTGCCGCCGTGCGAATGCTATCGGCGCTATTATCTTTGCAGGCTTTGAGTAGCAGGGCACTAAGCCCGTCAAGCTCCTCTTTAAGCTCCGCCACTTCTTCGTTGAATACTGCTTCCTTGTCGCGGATTGTGTCGCGCACCTTACGGTACTGCAAGACGATCTCATCGAGTGAGGTATTCTCGTCTGCCATAGCTTGCTCCTGTTGTGGTACCGGGAGTGGGGGTCGAACCCACGCTGAAGGATTTTTAAGACCCTTGCCTCTACCTTTGGGCTACCCCGGCACTGGGGGCAATCTACGTCCGCATTTTACATTGTCAAGAGGAACCGCTCACGATTTGCCGGTAAAGGTCGATCACCTTCTCGTGGTTGTCGATGTTGCTCCGGAGCATGCTGTACAGCCTGCTCTCTACGTCGCTACCGCAGATATGCACCACTGCCATGCTGTTCTTCTGGCCGGGGCGGTTGATACGGGCATTGGCTTGGAGATACGTCTCTACGCTCGTAACGGGCGCATACCAGATAACAGTGTTAGCCTCCGTCAGGGTAAGCCCATGCGAAGCTGCTGCTGGCTGGATAATCAACACGCGCGGCTCGGGGTTGTTCTGGAACCGCTCAACGATATCCGCCCGCTTGTTCGGGTTGACCTTACCGTTGATGACATCGCAAGTGATCTTATGCTTCTCTAGGTAGGCGCGCAGTAGCTCGATGGTATGCGTGAAGGGCACAAACACCAGCACCTTGTGGCTGGCTTCCTCGACCACCTCTAGCACCGCGTTCAGGCGGTTGCTTACATCGAACTCCAGCACCTCTCCAGTGTCCGTGTAGACCGCGCCACCCGAAATCTGTAGGAGCTTATTGATCTTAGCCGCCGCGTTAATGGCGCTAACCTCTTCCCCATCAGCTTCCATAAGCATCTGGTTCTTAAGCTGAGTGTAGTACTTCTTTTGCTGCGGAGTCAGGGGTACATCCCGGTCCATCATCGTAACGTCGGGCAGGTCAAGGCAGTCTTTGCGCTCGAACCGGATAGCTGGCTGCAGGACTTTATGCACGATGCTCTCTGCCTGCGGCTTGGATACCCACTTGAACTGTGTCGCCTTATACATGACACTATCGCGGAACTGGCCGAAATACTTAGGGCAATTCAGGGGGTTAACTAGTTTAGCAAGGCCGTACGCATCGAGTGGGCTCTGTGCTGCTGGCGTACCTGTAAGCATCCACAGTCGGGGGTTGAGGGCGTCAATGACTTCCTTGAACACCTTCCAGCGGTTTGTCATAGGGTTCTTGTAGGCGTTAGCTTCGTCCACCACGATCAGGTCGAACCCGCCGTTGATGATCGCATCCTTAACGATAGACAGTCCGTCAAAGTTAATAACTACGAACTCAGACCCAGCGCCGATTATCTTCTCGCGCTGCTTCGCATCGCCGTATGCCACGCTACAGCTACGGTGCATAGCGAACTTGAACAGGTCCTGCTGCCATGCTGCCTTCATGATCGACAGCGGCGAAAGCACCAACACGCGACGGACCAAGCCGAGAGACATGAGATAATCCGCAGCCCAGATGACGGATGCCGTCTTGCCAGTCCCCTGCTCATTAAAGCAGAACGCCCGCTCGTGGAGCGTGAGGAACGAGGCAGTATCCTTCTGGTGCGCGAACGGTGCATACTTGCCCGTCCACTTGTACTTAGCCCTGATGGGGGATGGGACATTAGGGATACCCAGTCCTGCCAGAGCTTGTGCTTCTTTCTGCCCCCAGTGGACAGCTACAGTGCCCTCTTCGACCAACGCGCTCTTGGGGATGGCATCAGTTATAGCCTCAGGGGCATGTGTCTCCACGAGGAGAACTTTATCGTCGATGATCCGCATGTTTGCTCCTAGCGGGCTATTTCATAGAATGGTCGGAGTTCCGCTTAAACGACCGGTTCTTGCTCTTCGGGACGGCGCGTAGGTTTCCGCCTTTATTATTGCCGCCCTTCGAGATCGGCTTGCGGTGGTCAACGTCCTTACCATCACCCTTATGCACCCGTCCAGCCTTTTCCATCTTGCGGCGGGCTGCATTCCGCATGGCGCGCTTCTTGACCTGATCGGGCTTGCCTTGGTACGTATCGTACTCGGCGCGATAGTCTCTACTTTTGGTCATCGTAGCCCCCCAGCAGCAGATGTATTTTCCTAAGCAGTGCCAATTCTTCCATCAGCATCTGATGGTCTTGCTTGGCGCGCTCTTCAGTCTTCCTGTTTAACACATTACCGCCGACCATGATAAGCGGGAGAAGAACTAACTGGAGAAAAGTCTGGGCAATCCACGCTATAAGGGTAGCAATGCCTGAGTGGATAGCGGCTGGCAGGCTAATCAAAGCTAAGCACGTAAATGCGTATGCGCACCACATCGTGCCTACTCGCTCGGTAATGTACACGGCGATGGCTTCGTTCAGCTTTTCAAACATGTACTACCAGCGGCGGGGTTTATAATGTGCGCACTCTACCACAGGGCACCAGCCGCATAAAGGGCTAGTCTTCGCGTTCCACACGCCGGTAGCCTGCGCAATATCCAAGCGCTCTAGCTGGTCAGCAAACACGTTAAGGTATTTATTGAGTTCTTCGCGTACGTGCGTTTTCTTGAGGAAATCATCACTAACTACATACGCCAGCGCGGAATTGATTTTATTGACTTCGGGGAAGTGTATGAAGACTGCGCCAGCCATAAGGTCTAGCTGCTTCATATCGGCGTACTTGGAGTTCTTCCCAGTCTTGTAGTCGATTAAGAACGCTCGACTTCCATCGACAATGAGCAAATCAACAATGCCACGGTACCAAACAGCAGCATCGAAAAAATCGCAGGGAGAATATCCATCGTCGTTCCTTTGTAAGCCAAGCTTAAGCTCTGTGTGCTTATCGCCGGGGAATGTAGCCAGCTTCTCAACCAGCGGGGCGATTATCTTGTACTTCTCCGGTACCGGTGTACCACTCTTGATGTAATTCTCAGCCGCCTCATGAACGTCGGTCCCATAGACAGCAGCTTCACCCGGAGTATCCTTTACGTCCTTAACCACTTTGAGGTGGTAGTACTTCTTAGGGCACTGATCGAAGGTTTTGATGCTGCTATAGGACCAAGCGTTTACCATATTATTACATATTCCCGAGGTAGTAGTTCAAATACCATGCGGCCTTGGCGAAATCCTCGCTGCCTGTAGCGATACCCTTCTTGCCTGCGCGGCTAGCGTACTTAAGCGCGTTGCCCCGGCAATAGCCACGGAACTCTTCGGGTGTCAACTTAGCACGGATGTAATCAATCGTCTCGATGCCACCATCAGTGTAGTGGTCGGGGTGATTAACTGGGTCGGAGTTAAGGGCCATGGTTTCGGTCGATCCTTCAGACATCGCGGCTGCCGCATCCTCAACTAGATTACGCTTGGGCAGTGCAGTCTCACCGTGCTTAGCAAACTTCCAGCGGTAATTAAAAGCCGACTTACGGCTAATCCTGAACGTACATACCATATCGTCGATAGTGGCAGCCGGATTGCTCTGCAACCAGTTATAGATATTACGCGATGAACCGTACGGAAGACGCTTAACTTGTGATTTCGTGTACTTGGTAGCCATTACTTGCTCCTGTTTTGGCTGTTATCAGTAGTTTTTGTCGTATCATCGGGTTTGTTTGTAGGTGTATTCTCCTGAGTAGCCGTTTTAGATAGCATATACGTCAAGCGCGTACACATAAAATCCTTCTTAGTTAGAACGGGGGGTTCGACAAAGTATTGAGAAAAGAACCGGGATAAATAGTATGAGAAGAATTAGCGTAAGGAGACGATGAGATTTGCTGGTATGGCGCCTGCCGTGCCTGTTGTATACGCTGCATCTCCTGCATCTTCCATGCATCTTCACTGCTGAATGCCGCCCCGCTTGACTGCTCGCCACCGTTGACGACGCGCTTGAGAAGGCGCTTATGCATCTCGTCTAGCTGTATCTCGCGCAAGCGGTTTCTGAACAGGCGCTTCTCTTCAGCGTTCCAGTGCTGCTTAAACGGCTCATAATCGCTCTGCCACCGAGCCTGCTGAACAAACTCTTCTGGATGGCTGTCCATACGGGCCAGCAACAACTGTACTGCCGGGTGGATTTCCGGAGTGTTATCCGGGGTATCTTCCACTTCATCCTCCATAGGTTAGTCCTACCTTGCTCTCACAGTTAAGCGGTAAACCCTGCGCCCACTTGGGGCGGATGCGCATGCAAGTCTCTACAAACTCTTGCGACAGATCAAGATTATCCTCGGGCACTACCGCAACCACGGCGTCATGCACGGTCATCGCCACCTTGAAGCGCCTAGCTACCATGAGCATCTGCTCACCAATAACAATACGAGCGAGGGCTTGGCAAACGTTTTCGACGCACTTGCCGCCGTATATGCGGTTGGGGATGGTAGCCCTCCCCTTCTTAGTGTCGTACACAAGCTCCGTATGGTTGCTCCCCAGCAACGGCTGCCGCCGTAGGTTTGGGTAGTGTAGGTGCAGTCCGTTAGGTAACTTAATGCGGTTGCCTTCTACTACCTCAACCACACCCTCAAGCCCGATAGGTGCAGTGCTTCCTTGCATCATAGCTTCCAGTGCCCGCCCAGCTTCCGCCCAAAGCCTAGGGATGCGGAAATACGTCTCGCGGTACACGTTGATAATGCGCTGACACTCGGCTAGCGGAATATCCACACCGAAGGTCTTAAGCTGTAACTTAAACTTTGCTGGACCCATGCCGTACCCGGCACCGAGAATGGTTGTCTTGCCTACAAACCGCTCACCCTTGGTTATGTCCTCTACGGGTTTGCCGTAGATAGACGAGGCCATAATCTTATATACGTCTTCGCCGTTCTCGAATGCCTCGACTAGATCATCCTGCCCCGCCAGCCACGCGAGTGTGCGGGCTTCAATCTGCGCAGAGTCGCAATCCACCAGCATATACCCTTCGGGCGCTGCGATGCACTTTTTAATGTACGACCCACGCGGCAGGTTCTGGAGGTTAATCTTGTCGTCGCCGCCCCAGCGGCCTGTGTGTGCAGCGTAGTACCGTAGCGGGATCGGTAGGAGTCCGCGCTGGGAAATGTCGATAAACCGCTGCGTCCGAGTTTCCTCCAACGTGCTTTTCACGCCCAGCCTAGCTGCAACAAGGGCCTGCACGATAGGATGCTCGTGTTCAAGTAGTGCCCTAAAATCTTCATCGGACTTAGCAAACGCGTAAGTCTCTTTGCCCGTCGTAGGGCTAATCTTCATTGGCGGCTCTACGCCGCAGTCACGCAGCAAATCCGCCAGCTTGGGATTAGACATTAGGTCGCTTTTATCCACGAGGGTTTTGGACAAGAGACCTTCTTTGTTTAGCTTAACAATCGACAAATGCGCATCCAACCCGATTTCATCCAACCGTAGCACCGGCTCGCTGAACATGCGGATGGTAACGTCAATCAGGTTCATTTCCGAGCGTGATAGTTGCGGCACAAGCTCGACAAACAAATCGTACGTAAGTTCTACGTCGTTGATGCAGTACTCACCGTACCGTGCCAGTTCTTCTTCGGTAAAATCTATACGGCGCTTACCCAGCGCGTTAAGTACTTCTGTGCCTTTGGCACCAAGCTCGTAGTATTCCGCCAAGTTCTTAAGGCTCAGACTGATACCCTTACTGCCATGTAAGGCACGAGCCATACTCAGGGTGTCTACGATTTTCTTGGGTTTGATGTCGAAGTGCCAGCTAAGGATAGCCATGTCGAACATAGCATTGTGCGCCACACACGCGGCGTTGCCCCAGTCAAACTTATCCAGCCAAGCTTTCGTGTCGGCCTTCGTCCCGCTGAACCACTCGGTTTCCCCATCGTTAACCTTCACGGCTACGCCGATAACCTCGAACGCCGGGTGACGCAGATACTCTTCGGTGGTTAGCTTGGAGAGGGATAGCGTAGGGCTGTAGAACGTTTCAAAGTCGATTATGACGGTATCCATGGGGTTTGCTTCCTGCGGTTGTAGAAAAACCTATCGTAATCAGCACGGTAGATGCTCTCGATATGGTCGAAGGTAGCGTCGGATAGGTTCCAGTCCTGCGGCACTCTAGAAGCTACGTGGCGGGTCTCCGCATCGAAGGGTTGCTCCACACCCAGTATCTGCTGAATTAGCCCTGTGTGCTTGGCGATGTCCTCGGTGCGTCCGATAAAGTCCAGAGGCAGGTCGAGCATATTCCCATAGACAGTGTGCGGTTGGGGCGCGCTGCCGTGTTCTGGCTTACCGAAGAAACGATAGTCGTACTCCGTTACAATGTCACGGCCAAACCGCTCATGGTACCCGGTAAAGTCGATAGTGTCGCCGTCGCGGTGCAGTCCATATCCCTCGCCCATAACTAAGCAGGACAGGGCACGGGCAACAGGGTGTCGGACAAACGAAAACTTGAAGTAGTCATCCCAGTAATCTGCGTATAGCTCCCTAGCCTGCGAGGCGGTCGGATGCTGCAACTCCGGGTGGGCATCTGCCCAGTTCTTTCCCGTCAGCCATACCTCGATACTGGTGCCCCCCGTCCGGGGGATATGGATGAATATGCACCTATGCTTGTGGGAGATCATATCAGTCGTCCGGGTTAATCTCTCGCAGCGCCGCGCGCTCGAAGCGCACCTGCTCAAGTTCGTTCTTAAGCATGAACCCGCTATCCCACTCACCGTTAAGGATAGCGTTCTTAGTGTACGTCTGTATCCACTTAGCAGCGAGCCGCTGCCGTGCTAATTCTAAGTCGGTTGTGTTGCTCATTTCAGATGTTCCTTCGCTTCAATAGCGTCTGCGACCTGACGCTTGCCGTGTTTGAGGAGCCAAGCCACAATCAAATTACGCTCATGATGCCGCCCCTTTGCAAGACCCAAGTAGTAGATGGCTGTAGAGTCCTCCATTTCCTCGTCAGTCATATCTCACTCCTAAAATCTAATGTCGTCAGCCCCCCACTCGTGGATGTCCCACCCGAAGTTGGTCCAGAGCCACGAGCGTAAGGCGTCCTTCACTTGTTCCTCTCGCTCATCCACCGGCCAATCCACATCGCAACCGGGATGGCGATGGCAAAGTAAAGGACGGTTGCAGCAATCATGATAAAAGATTCACGCATTGGTATTCTCCTTGTTCTTAAGTCGCCCGTTGGCATGAGCTTTGTCGTACTTGTTGAACCGCCTTACAGCTTCGGCATACGCTGCCATCTCGTCCGCAGCAAAGATATGTGTAAGCCTAAGGTTGCGGGGTTTCTTGCTAGTAAGCTGGCAGGTGTAACAGACATCGTACCTATTTAACGAACCACCACCAAGCACCAACCTAACCTCTGTGATCTCTCGCATCAGGCGTCCTCCCGTTTGAGGTGGCGCACGAACTCCCGTACCATGTCCCAGTTCTCTTCATTAGCGACCACGGCTATGCCGCCCGCCTTGCGGATGCGTTCAATCTCGCGGACCTGCAGGGCAGTGGGCTTGTTCTTCCCTGCCTTACACTCGATGGCGAGAAACTTACCGCTCGGTACGCAGCATATAATGTCGGGCACGCCGCTACGACCGTAGCCATGTGTTGCAGGGAAGAAGTAATACACCCCCTCTTCCTTGAGGATGGCGACGACCTTATCCTTGACGGCTTTCTCGGGTGTCACTGCCACGAGTTTGCTCCTTCTTTTCAGGCTTTGTGGTGCCCGCACTTTACAATGTCAAGTGTTATCTAGCCTGCGTCCGGTTCGGGCTTCGGGTATACGTAGGTACCACCCTCGGATATGTGTACGCCAAACCCTTCGATGATCGAGCCAATCTCAGTAAGCTTAAGTGTAGCGTGTCGAGCAGCGACCTCTGTAGGGAGTGTGTCTACTAACTTGCCGTCGAGGAGGAACTTACCGTCGTGATCTGCGACAATATACCCCCTGCTTTTGAGTGAAGATGTGGCTTTGGCTAGGGCGCAGATGCTTTCGCAGCGGTGGTGTATCCCCGGAATAGCACGAAGCACTTCCTCTGGGACTTTATATTCCGCCGATAGTTTGGGGGCATACTCTTCCATGTTACTTTCAAGCATACCGATTAGGCAGGGTGTAAGCTGCTCCAACGCCCTATCTCGGGAGAACTCCGCTCGGTTTCTTTCGCTTACTAGTCGGTTAACTAGCTTGCGGTTAAGCTCGGTATATACTTCTTCGTCAGACATCGGCACGAAGTGTTCGTCGATGATCTTAAGCGCTACAGGTAGCTTAGAGGTTTTGGAGTCGTTGCCGCGCTGCCTTTTTTCTTGGATGCTGCGGCTAGATAATACGAACTTAGTATCAGTCCCCCAGCCTTCGAGGCTTATCCCACCTAGCTCTTCACCATTACGAGAGCGCACGATTAACGACCGCACCATTTCTTTTTTGTTCGGGTGGATATCTACGTGTCGTTTGTCGAGCATGCCCGTATTACGCAGTTTCCAGTCGGGCCTGCGCTTGGTTATCTTGTCGATCAGAGGGCGAAGGCGGCTGTCTATCCCAATGCGCCCTGCAATATCCGTAGCGAACTCCGCCTCCACCATGATAGTAATATTAGGGTGGTGGACTTCTACGGGCGTATACTTGTTCGTCATGTAGCTGCTCCATATCCGGTAGGTATCCCAGTAGTGTAGTTATAATTCTGGGATGTTCTCGTACTAACGCGCCTAACAGTGTTAGGCTGGCCTGCGCCATATACTCAACGTACTCGTTATCAGCACGTTGAATATACTGGTCTTGCTTGTTCGTGCTGTCTTTAGCGTATCGACTACCATGTATACGCTTTGAGGATTCCATCAAGCTTGTCCTTCATATCTGCACGAACGTATTCGCTGTCTTTGATATCGTCGATATCTGCACCCAGCATAGCTACTTCGAGCGCCTTGCGCGCTGCCTCCAGCTTGGGATCGTTCGCCACGTTAAGGTGCGTCAGCATCTGGCACATCTCCTGTGCATTTGTCACGAACGAATTGTGCCAGCGGGTCTTTTCGGTGAGCGCCAGCTTGTCAGTCATGCCGGTCAGCATCGTATGCAATTTATCCCACACAGACTTAGTGGCCTCCACCACACGCTCGTGCATGCTAGCTTCGTACTGCTCGACCAACTCTTGGAGTTCCTGATTGGGTGCGTCGATGCGGAAGTCGCCGCTAAGCGGCACCGGGGAGAACACCATGCGGAACCCGAACTTGCTATGCACCTCGTCTGCTGACGGATAGTCAGCGGGGTTAAACAGTGCGCCTGAGTGTGCCTGCGCTTGTGTTACGTGTGTAGCGTAGTTCTTGACGAAATCATCGACCATCTCATGAAACTTATCCCGCCGCGTGTTGGCCTCGCTCTTGTAGTCAAGGAACAGGCTGGATGGCAGTAGGCGCGGACCCCGATCAGACCACGGGAGCGTACGCGTGTTGTGCCAAGTGCGGCAAGCCGCCGCAAAGTCAGCGATATCCTTACGGGCACTGGTGCCCGCCATGAGGTTCTTCTTGTACTGCCCTGCATCCGCAGTGGCATTGTTGTCCGCAGCGACCTTGGCGCTGATGTCCTTGTCGGATACGCTTGCAGTCCACACAGAGATGTTGAGTTCGACAAGCATGGAAGAGTTCTGAATGCTCATGGTATTTGCTCCTTGGTTGGTTATTCGTCCAGTAGGCGTTTCATTGCCGCTTTTATTCTAGGTAGTACTTCTAATGCATAGGCGTACGCGCCGAGTTCGTCAGGGCCAAACGAAAGAATATAGTCGTGGATGTTTAGGTCATCCCGGTAGTATACTCTCCATACATCGTCATGTCCGCGCTCTATACTTAGCGGTACGTATCGTTCGTCACTCTCGTTTTCCTGCGAGCTTTGCTCCATGGTACGTCTCCGGGCTTAGCAGGGTGAGGGTCAAATCCAATCGGTCCGCGTCGGACCATACGTGATGGGTTCTCTCCTCCCGGTATCCGTTAGACTCGTAGAACTCAGACTTCGCAAGAATGCCCAGAAACGTCAGCGCGTCGTCTACGTCCATCACTAGCCTGTTATAGCCGAACGGCACTACAGCCTTTGTAACTGTTTTACATGCGCTCATTGTACACCTGCTTCCTTTCGTATTCGCTCTTGGCTTTCGCCACGAGAGCATGTGCTGCCTCCCGCGCGCCTACTTCTTCGGCTGCGTATACCCGCGCTTTCACGATATGCTTAGCGCCGTAGTAAGTCACATTCCACCACATCCCAGCGCCGGGTGTTACTGATAGCAGCGTGTAGGGTTCAGTCTTCAACATGGATTGTCTTTCCTACCGGGGCCAGCGTCTTGTTGCCGCCGACGATTACCCACATGATCGGCACCTCCCAGTCATCGCCCCAACTGCCGATATAACCGTCAGTCAGCATGATGATGCACTCAGGGCGGATAACCTTATCCTTCAGGTACTTACTTACGCAGCGGGGGTCGGTCCCCCCGCCGCCTTGCGGCTTCGTGCTTTGAATGAGCGTCGAAAGGGTAGCTGCCGCGTACGTCTCGTGGCTCGCCACTGCTGCATCCCAGTAGATCAGGTCCACCTTCTCTGGGTGAACGTCCTCCGCGATAGACTTCACTTCGGACAGGAAGCGTGAAATCTCCCTTCCACTGATTGACCCGGACGTATCTACACCCACGACAATATGCCCGACACGCTCGCCGATCAGGGTCGGCATATATACATCCGAGTACAGGAACCGGCGATTTACTCTGCGCCACGACGAAGTGTCCTTAGCTGAACAGGTGGAAGTGACAAACTCGCGCAGCGCCTCACGCCAATCCACTTTGGGCGATAGTAACTCCCCAAGCTCGCGGTTGGCACTGCCCGCCTTGTTGCCGTTGAGCTTGGCGTCCTGCATCTGACCTTGGCGGATTGCTTGGTCTATCTCGCGCTCAAGGATTTTCTTATCCTCCTCGCTCAGAGATTGCGCGCTGTTCCAGTCATGCTCGTCGAACCCCTCGCCGGGGCCGCCGCCACCTTCCTCCTGCTCCTGCTTAAGTATGTCGTAGACACGCTTAGTGTTCATGCCCCGGAACCGCGCATCATACAGTCCGATACGCGTACCGTCCTTCTCGCGGGGGAACGCCATGTAGGTTTCTTGGGGGTCCATGTCCACGAGCATAGGATTAATCACATAGTCGCACGCGGCGTTCGTAAGCTGGTGGTTCTCCTTAGATAGCTTGGCCCATGTGGTCAGGTGGCGGAACGCTTTGTGCAGCGTCTCATGCATGATGACAAACGCTAACTCCTTATCTGATAAGTCCCGAACAAACTTACGACCGTATATATCATCCCGGCCATCAGTGCAGGCAGTGGGCAAGTTGTCGTCGATGCTCGTGCTACCCACCATAAGTAGCCCGTGCCACATGGCTAGCTCCTTGCGGCGCATGAGTGCGATCTTGACCTTCTTAAGCTTACGCTCTTCTTTGTCTTGTGACATTGTAACGCTCCTAGTGTCTGGTTGGCCCGCGATGCGGGAAGTTTATCTTGATGCCCGCTTTATCCAGTGCTTCGATAATCACTGCGTTTATTTTAGCTTGTTGTAGGAATGCTTCGCCGGTTGTCTCGAACGCCGAGTTGATCTGGTTGAACAGGTTGTCCAAGTCCTCGTCGGTGTACCTATCGTCCTCCGGGCTAACAGTTGTTAGCCCGGTTTCTTTCTTCTTAAACGGCCACATAGCTAAGTCCTTACAGGAGGTCCGAGTTGTCGCGGACCCAATCAGACCACGCACGGTTAGACATAGCGACGGACTGCTTGGGGCTCTTCATGACGTTGATAGCGAAGGCTGCCTGCCACTCCTCCTCGAACCGCTTCAGGTAGTCCATGAACGAAGTCATCGTCGCCTTCTCCACACGAGTGACGGCACCGAAGATAAGCACGGCACAGGCACCCGCAGAGTCAGGCACAGGGGCGGTCTTGGGGTTGTTGACGATGTTCTCCCACGTAGGAAGCTGGTCCTGATAGGCCACGAATGCCTCCATGTCGCGCGCTGCCGCCTCGCCGATGGTACCGGACAACGCCGCAATGAAAGTGTCGGGGTCGATATGCTCACGGATTTTCACGATATGACTCGCGCGCTCCAGCGACCTTGGCGACACGTAGCTAGTCTGCATCCGCTTCGGGTTATAGATATACAGGTTCTCGTCTTGGTTGCCGTCGAGATACGATGCCATGCAGTGCGGGAACTGATTGACCCAAGCCATCACGACCGGATCAATGCCGTTAGTCACTGCCCATGCCAGCCATTCTTCTGACGTAGGCTTGGAGATACGGATGCGAGTGATGCGGTTAAGAGAGTGAGCCTTGAGACTGTCGCCGACGCCATCCGAAGTCAGGTTGCCAGTCATGAATGTAACCGTACCCTCGGGCGGCTCGATGTCGCCCAGCCGTGCCTTGGTCTCCAGCAGCGGGTGCAGCATGTTCTTGATCGGCTCCGCGCCCTTGGTAAACTCGTCGAGCATGATGACGACCGGCTGCCCCTCGGTCAGCTTGAACCGCGCGTTAGGGTAGTACCGGGTAGTCTTGCTGTCGTGATGCACGACCGGCATCGCAATGTCGCCAAGGTCCATGTTGGGTACATCGCAGTATGCGGTTAGGTAGCGCTGGCCAGTAATCTCGCTGGCAATCTGTGCCACGCGCTTGATGAGGGACGACTTGCCGATACCCGGCTCGCCTTCGATGAGGAACCGATTGCTCGGGGTGCGAGCGATGATCTGTGCTGCCTGCTCAAGCGTAACGCTCTTGCCAAAGTTGATCGTAGCCATGTGGTATGCTCCTTCATATGCCTAACACTGTTAGGCTGGTTGGTTGGTTGGTCGTTGTTTAATTTGATTTTTTCTTTTTATTGTAGTGGGCCGCAATGCCCAGCGCAACATGCGCCGATCACTCCCATGCCCAAGCGTAGTTGTCGGTTATCCGCACTCCGTCGTACACAGTCTCCCGCGTCAGCACCTCGTCCCTATGGTGGCGGATCATGAGGCGGTTGAAGTATTTCAGCGGGTCGGTGCAGCGACGGTACCCGCGACTGTAGAGCAAGCATAGCAAGCTATAGTGCAACTCTGCATCGTCCTGCTTAGCTATCTCCAGTAACTCCGTGTCGGATTTGCGCGCCGTCGGCTCGGCTTCGTGAAACGCATACTTCCAGTCTAGCTTGATCTTGCCGTCCTCGCTTAGCTTTTGCAGACCACGCACGTAGTCCAAGAACGGCGCGTAGAGTCGGCGTGTCTCGTTAAGGGCCTTGCGATCAGCCCGCGAGACGACGGGGAACACCGGGTTCTCAAACACCCAAGAAGTCTGGTCCAGCGGTATAGAGAAGATGTTCCCCCCGTTAGTGTGTATCTTGGTGATGCCGCGCTTTGTTGAGCCATCCGGCTTTCTGTATGGGCACCATACTCCGTACTGCTCGAAGACGAGGAACCCGCAGATGCCATTGAGCCACGCATGAGTAGTCCGCGTGTTGTAGCCGCCTAGGTTGACGATGGCCTTAGTGCCGCAGGCAGTGAACCGCAGGATGTCGGTGTGGTACAGCTTGACCACGATATCCCCGTTGGCATCCTCGCGGATGCTCGCCTCCGACCGCCTGCTCCCTACCGGCCTGTACTCTGTAGCGCGCCCACGGATAGGTTTGATGCTATCGTGATACAGCTTAGCTTCCTTGTGGTGGCGTAAGTATGGCGCATGTCGCGCGCTCTTAGATGCTCCGAACATATGCTTGCTCCTCTAGAGTTGTATTTTTACAGCCCGTAGTCGTCGCTGTACCCGTTGCCGTACGACTCCCAACCTAAGTCCAGCAGCGCGCGACTAAGCCGCTCGGCCAGCACGATGGCAAGCTCATGGTAGTTGATCGGCCCCGGCTCGTTGATCTCATCAAGCAGTGTGCGGTCGGATAGCGCACGGTAGTACTGCCGGTCCTTGTAGTCGTGGGTTGCGAGTATCTTGTTATACATAACCTTCATGATCTGCTCCTCTGGTTGGCCTAACAATGTTAGGCTGCTTGGGTTTCTTTCTGCATTTGCAGTGCGATGCGCAGGTGGTCCGGGCGATACATCCACAAGCCACGGCGGCGTCCGTAGTCCGTGCAGGCAATCTTCAGTTCGCGTTCGAGGTTCCGCAATTGTGCACGCGTTTTATCATATTGCTTAAGTAGCTCGATTGTTTGAGTGTCCTCGTCGTTTCGTTCGAGGTCGTTTTCGTAGAACATGTTAGTCCTTCCCAGTAGCCGCACGTAGGGCGGCGCGTAGCAGCGTAGCTGCCTGATTAAGCTTATCCTCAAGGGCCTCGGTGTGTTTGATAGCGGTGCGCAGCAGCCGCTTGTCCTCGGGGTCCTCGCATTCGTCGCGCCACTGGCGCAGTGCTTCCTTGTCGTCCTTGTTCATTCGGTTTCGTACCCCAGTTTGGTTAAGTGTTCGCTCCATACTTTGCATCGCTCCCCGGCTTGGATGCTTGCGTTGGGCGCGTGGATAACCTCCAGCACCTCAGTTACGTGCCCGTCGCAGACGAACCGCTGCATGGCATCGAAAATACGATCAGCCCCATAATCCGGGTCGCCCTCTATGTACGCAATTTCGTTAGTGTCGCCCCAGTAGGCTACGATTGCCGTGGATATCTCGCTCATGCTGTTTGCTCCTTAATAAATCTTAGCGGCGGCAGCTTCGAGTAGTTCCTTGCGCAGTTGGTACAGGTGGTTGCAGCACAGGTTAAAGCTAGCGGATTGGGTTGACTCGTGGTCGGGGTTACTACCGTCCGTGTTAGTTACGTGGAACATAGCCTCGGTAGGTCCAGTGCAGCCGACAATGCCGCAGGGTTGATCGTGAGGGTGCAGATACGCGGTGCGCCCAGCTTCTAAAGATACCATCTCCATGTCGTTTACTCCTTGTGTGCCTAACAGTGTTAGGCAGTGCGCTTCGGGTTGAGCCACGCCAGTTCAGCGCGGTTGGTGATAACGGTGTAGTTGGATTTGTTCATAGGCACGACGCAGTGTCGGACCTGACGGGCTGCGGTGTCGCCGCAATCGAGGCACGAGCGATAACCAAGCGCGAAGCGCGCGGAGGGAAAAAGCTCACCGCACTTGCAGACATGCATGGGTTCGTCGTGTGAGGTCTCGTAAGCATGGCGGTCGGCTTGTTCGTCGAGCCATGCGAGGTATTCTTCCAAGTCCACTTGATCAGTCATTGTCACCTCCGTGTGCCTAACACTGTTAGGCTGGTTTTGCGGTATCCACCGCGAAGCAGCGCGCGTACCTGTGCGCTGGGTTTTTTTCTTTTCATCATAGGGGGGCGCAATGCTCAACGCAATATGCGCTGATGAGGCGGGTGATGGGCGGTTGGGGATTGTTTTGAAGGTTAGAAATGTGAAGGGGGGCACGTAACAAAAGGAAAGGCCGAAAACCCTAGTAAAGTCAGTAGGTTGTGTAGTGTTATATATATATTGTTATAAAGTTATAAAGTTAAAGAGATAGTGAACGCGATTTTCAAATTTGACATTGTCAAGTGTTACACCTGCCGACGTGCCTTTTCGAAAACTGAAAATCCGTTTTATACCTCCAAAACATTATAACTTTATAACAATACAACTAAACTACTGAAAACGCACGCTTTTGCTTTGTTATGTTTATAACAATACCCCCGAAAAAACTTAACAACGCACGCACGCACGCAAACTACTATCATCGCGCGCGTAATGTTATTGCGCGAGAGGTATACACCGTCCGCAACATTATTACGTCGTTCATAAAAGGTATACTCCAACCTGAACGAAAATCCGGGCGCAAAAAAACCCCGCCGGGAAAATCCCAGCGGGGTGCAGAAAACCTGACTTTGTATTGTTACGCGAAAACGCAGTACAGCCAGACCAGAAAGAGCGCACTGCCTATCGCCACATCGAGAGCATATTTCATAACATTACCCCTGAAGGGGGGAGCCTAACATTGTTAGGCTCCCGAGATTGTCACTTGCTCAGGCGAGGATCACAGCCGAGGACCTTGAGCGCCGCAGTGATATGGTGCTGCGCCATTTCGATCTTCTCGTCGCCTTGCACCTTCTCGTTAGCCTTCCACAGCTTGAGCAACTCCTCCACATTACGAAGCAGAGGCGAACGCGAGGGGTTAACCTCACCCTTAACCGCGCCGCCTTCGCTACCCTCGCCGCTGGAGGGAACCTTGACCTTGCTACCGAGGATATCACGCGTACCAGTAGCAAGCTCGCTTGCGTATGTGGCGACACGCTTCCAGTTAGGCGAAGGATTGGTACCGATGCCGAGACGCGCGCGAAGGGTGGAGTGATGAGCCACACGCTCGTCGAAGATAGCCAACTCGCTTGCATCAGTGATGCCTTCGCGGCGCTGCGGGATATCGCCCAGCATATTGAACCAACCCTTCGGCAGAACCTCGTTCAGCTTGAAGGCGTAGGCCATGTTAGCCTTGCGAACGTCACCAGTGGCAGCAGCATAAGCAGACCGGACTTCCGCAAGCGACTGATCCCTAACCGAGGACTCGACAGACGCGAGTAGTTGCATATGTTCCGCTTCCGCAGCAGCCGAGGCTTCCGCGCTTGCCGCTTGGATAGCCGGGCCGACATCAGGCCGAGCAGCAGCGAGAGCGAGAGGAGCCGAGTTAGCCGCATTAGTGTTCTTTGCCATTAGATTGTACCTTTCCAGATATAGCCTAACACTGTTAGGCCCGAGTGAAGCGAGCCATCCGGCCCGCGAGATAGGTCTCTCCCCATCCTGTTACTGTTATAACCCAACCCATTAGATCGACCTAATCGGGCTTAGGCATTCTTTTCTATAGCGCAGCTTTGGCTTTGCGTGAGCCTAACAGTGTTAGGCTGGACTATGCGCGAGGCAGACGCAGCCTAGCTAGTGAACGACAGAGCCCCGAAATCCAAAAAATTTTTTCATCTTGTCCTGCGAGGTTGCACTAGGTTGCTAGGCTGGACGGGGAGAGGCGGGATGGGTTGCGTTTCGCCGTCAGCGCCGACCCACCGGGGTGGCACCCCCCGAATGTCAGTTGGGACTCCACCGCTGTACTATACATATTAATCTGCGCAGCCAGCCACACTCATCTGGGCGTCAAGGGGGGATAACTCCTTACTTACACCCCCCAAGGTATATCCCGCTTTTATACCCCAGAGGGTATCCCCCTACCCCCCAAGTAAATCTATCTAGTATGCGTATAGCCCGCGCTCCAGAAGACCCCCCGTCAATGGTACCTTGCGTTTTGTTTTGAGTACCCCTACTACATATGTTGTTAAGTCCCACAAACCGGACCCTACCATGCCAGTAATAAAGATCGAGCCTACTGATGCCCACAAGGTGCCGTTTGATTTAAGCGACGAGCAACCTGCTACTTTTATAGACGAGATTCAGGTGGCCGGTGCCACTGCCGAACTACAAGTAGAGATGGGTGCGCCACTGGAAGTGGCGGAAGAGGACGAGGCGCGACAGGCACGCCTACTGGAAGAGGTCATCAAGAATAAGAAGTCAGCTAACCTGACTACACAGACTACGGCTTATGCGGCTGCGTCGTTCTTACGGACCTACGGTCAGGCGCTGGCTTTTGATGCTGCCCAAGCCCGTGCTGCTATTACTGCCAAGCTGATGGATATTGCCGACTGCGGCGACCCTAAGTACGAGTTGCGGGCGTTGGAGCTTCTTGGCAAGCATTCGGATATCGGTCTGTTTACGAACAAGAGCGAGATCACCGTCAACTATACTAATCCAGAACAGCTTGAGAACGCCATCAAGGAGCGGGTCAAGCGCCTACTGAACGCCGACATCATCGACGTTACCCCCATAAACATGAACCTAGATGATGAACTCGGCATCGCTAACGCGCCGAGAGGTGCATTACTGCTTGAAGAACTCGAAGAGGAAGACGACGGTGAGTAAGGATAGCGACAACGTTGTACAGCTTAATATCCCGCAACGAGACCCTAAACTCGGTGCGCTGATGAACGATCTGGCCGAGGTTGTTAATCGCCATGTCGCAGAGGTGCCTGCTGTTGCTGTGATCGGGGCATTGGAGTTCATTAAGCAGGACGTTGCAATGCAGGTAATGGACCTGTTCGAAGACTACTAATGCCCAGCCTACTCGATAACATATCCCTGAAGGACATCCCCGCGATCCTTCCTGCCCTGTCCCTTGCGGAACAGGAGCAGTTGCTTGCTGAGCTTGAGAAGCTTGACCAGTTAAAGGCGAAGAACCTCGCCCAGAACAAGTTCCTCTCGTTCGTTAGGCAGATGTGGCCGTCGTTTATCGCAGGTCGCCATCACGCTAAGATGGCAGATGCCTTTGAGCGCGTTGCGCGCGGAGAATGCAAGCGGCTTATTATTAATATGCCGCCGCGACACACTAAGTCTGAGTTCGCATCGTTCCTTTTACCCGCGTGGTTCCTTGGCAAGTACCCAAATAAAAAAGTTATTCAGACTAGTCACACTGCCGAACTTGCGGTAGGATTCGGTCGTAAGGTGAGAAACCTCGTAGACACCGAGGCGTATCATCAAATATTTCCGGAGCTAGTTCTTCAGGCCGACTCAAAGGCCGCAGGACGCTGGAATACATCGAAAGGGGGTGATTACTTCGCCATCGGTGTGGGAGGTGCGGTTACCGGTAAAGGTGCTGATCTTCTTATCATCGACGACCCCCACTCTGAACAAGAGGCAGCATTAGCCGAAGTAAACCCCGAAATCTACGACAAGACCTACGAATGGTATACCTCAGGTCCCCGGCAGCGTCTGCAGCCGGGTGGGGCTATCGTAGTCGTTATGACGCGTTGGTCCAAGAGAGACCTGACAGCCAAGGTACTTAAGGCCGCTGCCCAGCGTGGCGGCGACGAGTGGGAAGTGATCGAGTTTCCCGCCATCCTCCCCAGCGGCAATCCGCTGTGGCCAGAGTTCTGGCCCATGGAGGAGCTTGAGGTACTGCGCGAAGAACTGCCGAACTCCAAGTGGATGGCGCAGTACCAGCAGAATCCTACAGGCGACTCCAGCGCTATCGTTAAGCGCGAGTGGTGGAAGGTATGGGAGAGCGAGCGCCCGCCGCAGTGCGACTTTATCCTGCAGGCATGGGATACTGCCTTCGAGAAAACACAGCGCTCTGACTACTCTGCCTGCACTACGTGGGGGGTATTCTATTACCCTGACGATACGGGGGTAGAACAAGCAAACATTATTCTGCTAGACGCGTACCGAGAACGATTAGAGTTCCCTTCGCTTAAGCAGGCCGCACTGGAAGCCTACCGTGAGTGGCAACCAGATAGCATCATCATCGAAAAGAAAGCATCAGGTGCACCTCTTATATATGAGATGCGCTCTATGGGTATCCCAGTACAGGAGTTCACCCCTAGTCGCGGTAATGACAAAATCTCCCGCCTTAACGCTGTTAGTGACTTGTTTGCTAGCGGCAGGGTTTGGGTGCCGGATACTTATTGGGCCGAGGAAGTAGTCGAGGAAGTAGCAAGTTTTCCCGGCTCGGAGCATGACGACTACACTGATACCGTCAGTATGGCTATGATGCGATTCCGTAAGGGCGGTTATATCACTACTAACCTAGACGAAGGCGATGAAGTTCAGTACTTCAAGAGCCATAGAGGACAGGGATACTACTAATGGCTATTTACAAGTCACTGAGCCAAGCGCCGCTGGGTCTGCAGCCGGGTGAATTATCGCAGGAACCCGCGCTTGAAATCCATATCGAGGACCCAGAGAGCGTAGATTTGTCGCTGGATGGGCATCATCTGCTCCATATCGACCCCGATGCGGAGAATGAGGACGATTTCTCCGCAAATCTTGCGGAGCAAATGGATGAGGGGCAGCTTACAGAGCTTGCCGGGGACCTTCTCGGGGACTTTGACGACGATACTGCGTCACGTAGAGACTGGGTTCAGACTTATGTAGATGGTCTTGAGCTTCTTGGCATGAAGGTTGAGGACCGCACGGAGCCTTGGCCCGGTGCATGCGGTGTATACCACCCCCTTATGAGCGAAGCGCTGATTAAGTTTCAGGCCGAGACCATGATGGAGACGTTCCCGGCTGCTGGTCCGGTGCGCACTGAGATTATCGGAGAAGAAACGCCCGCCGTTGCGGAAGCCGCACGCCGTGTGGAAGCTGATATGAACTACCAGCTTATCGACCGCATGGTTGAGTACCGTCCGGAACATGAGCGGATGCTGTGGGGCCTTGGCCTTGCCGGTAATGCGTTCAAGAAGGTGTATTTTGACCCTTCGCTTGGCCGTCAGGTCTCTATGTACGTACCTGCAGAGGACGTTGTAGTCCCTTACGGTGCCACTTCACTGGAAACTTCGCCCCGTATCACGCATGTGATGCGTAAGACCCCCAATGAACTGCGCCGTTTGCAGGCTGCAGGCTTCTATCGTGACGTTGATCTGGGCGATCCGACCGATACTTTCGACGAGATTGAGAAGAAAATCGCCGAAAAGATGGGGTTCCGGGCCTCTACTGATGACCGTTTCAAGCTGCTTGAGATGCAGGTTGAGCTTGTTTTGCCTGATGATAAGGAAGCAGAGGATGAAGCAGCCGATGAAATTGCCCTCCCTTATATCGTTACTCTGGAAAAGTCGTCTCAGACAATCCTTGCAGTTCGTCGTAATTGGGACCCAGCAGATAAGAAAAAGCTTAAGCGAAATCATTTCGTGCACTATTCATATGTGCCGGGTTTTGGTTTTTACGCTTTTGGACTTATTCATCTTATCGGTGCTTTTGCTAAGTCTGGCACCAGCATTATTCGGCAGCTTGTTGATGCTGGCACTTTATCTAATCTACCGGGTGGCTTTAAGACTAAAGGTCTCCGCATCAAGGGCGATGATACACCTATCGCACCTGCTGAATGGCGTGATGTAGACGTTGCTTCGGGGACTATGCGTGACAACTTCATGCCGCTCCCCTACAAGGAACCGAGTCAGGTACTGTTTACGCTCCTGCAGAATATCGTGGAGGAAGGTCGCCGGTTTGCTGGCGCTGCCGATCTCCAAATCAGCGATATGTCGGGTCAAGCGCCAGTCGGGACCACACTGGCTATCCTTGAGCGTACGCTGAAGACTACGAGCGCAGTTCAGGCACGCATCCACTACGCTATGAAGCAGGAGTTTCGTCTGCTTCGGGATATCATCCGCGACTACACGCCGGATGAGTACGACTACACCCCCGTCAAGGCTACGCCCAAGGCCAAGAAGGCGGATTACGACCTTGTAGACGTTATCCCGGTCAGCGACCCTAATGCTGCCACCATGGCGCAGAAGATCGTACAGTATCAGGCAGTCCTGCAATTGGCCCAGACGGCCCCGCAGATTTACAACCTGCCTTATCTGCATCGTCAGATGCTCGATGTACTGGGTATTAAGAACGCAGAGAAGCTTGTTCCGCTCAAGGACGGCGATGATATGCAGCCGCGCGACCCCGTGTCCGAGAACATGGACATCATCAACGGTAAGCCGGTCAAGGCATTTATCGCGCAGGACCACCAGTCGCATATCGCTGTACATACGTCGGCTATGCAGGACCCGAGCATCATGAAGCTCGTCGGGCAGAACCCCAACGCTATGGCTATGCAGGCTGCAATGGCCGCTCATATCAACGAGCATATCGCGTTTGAGTACCGCAAGCAGATTGAAGAGCAGGCGGGCGTCCCGTACCCGCCGCCGAACGCGCAGATGGACCAGAACACCGAGGTCCAAATCTCGCGGCTCGCTGCCGCTGCCGCACAGCAGCTTCTGCAGAAGAACCAAGCACAGGCAGCCCAGCAGCAGGCTCAGCAGCAGGCCCAAGACCCCATCATCCAGATGCAGCAGGCTGAGCTTCAGCTTAAGCATGGTGAACTTGAGCTTAAGAAGCAGAAGCTTGCTGTCGAAGCAGCAGCCAAAGCGGATCATATCGAGATCGAGAAGGAACGTATTGCTGCCCAGAAGGAGATTGCTGGGCTTCAGGTCGGCGCGAAGATCGCCACTGATAAGGCGAATATTACCGGTCAGCAGCAGATTGCAGGTCTTAAGGCAGGTATCGACGCGGCGCATAAGGCTTCGATGCTTGAATGGAACGCCCAACATAAAACTAGCCAGCTTATGCTCCAGCAGCAGCAACAGCAGCACCAGCAGGGGCTCGACTACGCCCAGTTGGCCCAACAACCAAACGAAGAAGCTGAAGAGCCGGAAGATAACGACCAAGAGGAAGCTAGCGAATGAATGAAAGCCTTTTACTCAAGTACCTTTCAAGCAAGGTACAAGAGGAACTTAAGGTGATTGAAGCAGATATGGCTATGGGTAATGCCTCTGACTTCGGTGCCTACAAATACGCCTGCGGCATTTATCGCGGTCTGCTTATGGCGAATAATCTTATCATGGAAACCGCGCAACGAATGGAACACGACGATGATTGAACTTGAAGGGGGTGTTGTCCCCGCCAAGACACCAGATATTTTCCTTGCTAGCAGCGTGGATGATATCAATAACGTTTCGATTCTCCCAAAAGACGACGAGCAGAAGGCTCGCCAGCTTCCTGACCCTGCGGGCTATCGCCTGCTTTGTGCCCTCCCCGATGTCGAGGAGAAGACTGCTGGCGGTATCTTCAAGGCCGATGAGACCAAGAAGTACGAAGAGCTTACCACCCCGGTACTGTTCGTGCTGAAGGTTGGTCCTGATGCTTTCAAGGACCCTACGCGTTTCCCCCACGGACCGTGGTGCAAGGAAGGCGACTTCATCCTAACGCGACCGCATGCCGGTAGCCGGGTGAAAATTCATGGCCGAGAGTTCCGTCTCATCAATGATGATTCGGTTGAAGCAGTTGTCGAAGACCCGAGGGGGATTACGCGTGGATAAGGATATGAACGACGACTTCGATATCGAGATCGAAGGCGAAATCGCTGACATCGAAGTACAGGATGATACTCCTGAGGCAGATCGCGGGCGGGAGCCCATGCCCAAGGATATCGTCGATGAACTCGAAGCCGATGAGCTTGAAGAGTATTCTGATAAGGTAAAGACTCGCCTTAAGCAGATGAAGAAGGTCTGGCACGACGAGCGCCGCGAAAAGGAGCGGCTGCAGCGTGAACAGAATGAGGCTATTGCCGTAGCGCAGCGCATTCTCGAAGAGAACCGCCGCCTCAAAACTACTTTGTCCGAAGGCGAGCGTACTTTGCTCGGTAGCTGGGGTGAAGCGGCTAAGTTACAGGCTGAACAGGCTAAGCGTGCATATAAAGAAGCGTACGAGTCAGGGGACTCTGAAAAGCTTATTATTGCGCAGGATGCCCTTCAGCAGGCAAATATCCGGCTTAATCAGCTTAGTAACTACCAGCCTACTTTACAGAATGTCGAACCCGAAGTACAGTTGTTCCAACCGCAAGTGCAAGCACCTCGGTTGGACCCTAAAACTGTTGCGTGGCAAGAGCGTAACGACTGGTGGGGTACTGACCCAGAGATGACCGCATCTGCGCTCGGGCTACACCAACGGCTCGAAAACGAACGTGGTCAACAGTATGTTGGCTCCGACGAGTATTGGCGTACCATCGACACAACGATGCGTAAGCGATTCCCTGAATATTTCGGGGAGGCCGAAAAGACTTCTGGCGTCAAAACAGCCAGCCGGAATGCGAATGTTGTCGCACCAGCATCCAGAAGTACATCCTCCAAAAAGATCGTACTAAAGCAATCGCAGATTACGATTGCGAAAAGACTGGGACTTACTCCTGAGCAGTATGCTCAGGAAGTTATGAAGATGGAGCGTTAATATGACTCAGAACCGACTGACCCGTGAACTGGATACCCGCGAAGAGACTACCCGTCCTAAGCAGTGGCAGCCCGCTTCCGTTTTGCCAGAGCCTGATAAGGCACCCGGATACGACTACCGATGGGTACGCGTCTCTACCTTGGGCCAGAAAGACCCCCGCAATTTATCTGCCGCCCTCCGCGAGGGTTGGGAGCCGGTTGGGGTCGAAGAACAGCCTAAGTTTCGGATGCTTGCCGACCCGGATAGCCGTTTCAAGGATAACATCGAGATTGGTGGGTTGCTGCTTTGCAAGTGCCCGTCTGAGTTCATCGAGCAGCGTAGGGAATACTACGCACGTAGCACGCAGTCTCAGACGGAAGCTGTAGACAACAACTTTATGAAAGAAAACGACCCCCGTATGCCGCTGTTCCGTGAGCGCCGGTCTACTACGTCGTTTGGTTCAGGCAAACTTTAAGCTAGGAGCTTAATAAATGGCATATCCTTCTGTTGCGGGGCCTTATGGCCTCATCCCGATCAACCTGATCGGCGGACAGGTGTTTGCTGGTTCGACGCGTCAAATCCCGATTGGTTCGGGTTCGGCTACCTCGATTTTCTTCGGCGATATCGTCAAGATCAATTCCAGCGGCACCATCGACAAGGACACCGGCACTTCGGCGGCTACTCCGATTGGCGTTTTCCTTGGTTGCTCGTTCACCGACCCGGTGTTCGGCAAGACCTTCCGCCAGTACTTCCCGGCTAACACCGTTGCTGCCGACATCAACGCTTATGTGTCTGATGATCCGGATACGCTGTATAAGGTTGCTGTGGTTTCGACCGGCACCACCATCAGCTACGTCACCCGCTCTGCGGTTGGCAACAACACTGCACTGGTCCAGAACGCGGGCAATACCGCTACTGGCGACTCGAACGTGGCCGTTAGCTCGACCACTGCCACCACCTCGACTCTTCCGGTCCGTATCATCGACGTTATTGCGGAAACGCAGTCGTCTCCGGGTTCGTACACGGAAGTCGTGGTTAAGTGGAATCAGGGTATGCACCAGTATCTCAACCCGACTGGCGTCTAAGGAGTCTAGATAATGGCAATTTCACGCGCACAACTCCTCAAGGAGCTTCTGCCCGGTCTTAACGCGCTGTTCGGTCTTGAATATGCACGTTACGGCGAAGAGCATAAGGAAATCTTCGAGACGGAGACTTCTGAGCGTTCGTTCGAAGAAGAAACCAAGCTGTCGGGCTTCTCGGCTGCTCCGGTTAAGAACGAAGGTTCGGCAATCTCCGACGACAACGGGCAGGAAGTTTTCACCGCTCGCTACAACCACGAAACGATTGCCCTCGGGTTCTCGCTGACGGAAGAAGCGATTGAAGATAACCTCTACGACTCGCTGTCGGCCCGCTACACCAAGGCTCTGGCTCGCGCCATGGCCTATACCAAGCAGGTCAAGGCTGCCAACATCCTGAACAACGGCTTCAGCAGCAACTACCTCGGTGGTGACGCTCAGCCCCTGTTCTCGACCGCGCATCCGACCGTCTCGGGCGGCACCAACAGCAACACCTCGGCCACCAACGCCGACCTGAACGAAACGGCTCTCGAAGCTGCTGTCATTCAGATCGCCGCTTGGACTGACGAGCGTGGCCTGCTGATCGCCGCGAAGCCCAAGAAGCTTGTCGTGCCGCCGAGCCTGATGTTCGTTGCTACTCGTCTGCTCGAAACCGAACTCCGCGTCGGTACCTCGGACAACGACATCAACGCCATCAAGAACAACGGTTCGATCCCTGAAGGTTACGCGGTCAACCACTTCCTGACCAACAACCTTTCGTGGTTCCTGACCACGGACGTTCCGAATGGCCTGAAGCACTTCGTCCGTACGCCGATGGCGCAAAATATGGATGGAGACTTCGACACGGGCAACGTCCGCTACAAGGCCAGTGAGCGTTATTCGTTCGGCTGGTCGGACCCCCTTGGTATCTACGGTTC